CGTGATTTGTTAACGTCTCTCTGCTATGATAATCTGCATCACGGGCAGACACGATGGCCTCGCGGTTTGCGACCCCATATAGAATGAAGTAAAAAAGGGACCCGTTGGAGTCCCTTTCGCTATCGGTACATGTGATTGTATAGCCAATACTGTCCATCCCAAAGGAACATTGCGGCGTCACCCAAACCTTCTCCAACACTTGTTTCCAATGAGGTAGAACGTCTTAATATTTGTGCCCCATTTCCGTTCACCTTAACATTGGCTGAATTATTGCGACGCACGATAACAAAACTACCCTCGGCTCCACCCGGAACTACTGCTGGTAATGTTATCGTTATTTCTGATGTATTATAACAAGATACATACATCACGCTATGGTCTATAGTCGTAGAGGCGCTAACCCTTAGCGTTTTATAGGCTAAACCTGAGACGTACCCATTTTCGATGCGTATTGCCTCGTTTTGCTGACCTCCTCGTACATCTATAACAAGTCCAATGTTATATCCAAACAAATTGTCATCCCTCCAACTCTCAAAGCGAGCCATGCAGGTTGCGCCCGTCGTTGCGGAGAACACGTTGGTTCCCAAGAAAACGTTTACATCCACAATGGGATTAGATGACTTTTCGGAGAACTTGATAAACGAATCATACAACGACATCCCGTTATTGGGATCAGGGTCATTGGGACCGGATATGCTTCCTATACGCCCATCTCCGATTTGGAATCCGCCTATCGAGCCGCTTTCGGCTACTATTTCGCCTTTGATCTCAGCTTCACTGGATATTAGCTTCCCGCCCTCCAGAATCTTCGTCGGCGCATCGTACCGCTCGGAGAACGGCTTTCCGGCCCAGAATCGAATCTGGCCTTCGCTGGCCGCCACACCGGAGGGCACGGCGGCATCCTCGGCCGTCATGCCTACCAGAACGCTTTCGACCTTGGTCTCCGAGCCTACTCCGATATACCCTTGAGCGATGAAGCTACCCTGAAAGTATGCCTCCTCTGCCGCGGCCCGGATTACGTCTCCAACGAAGGAGAGCTCGTTCTTGCCGTCGGCGAGAGACTCGTACTTGAGGTACTTGGTGCGCTCTCGGTTGCCGACGTAGAGGTTGCCGAAGACCTCGGCCCACGTCTTGCCTTCGATCCGGCCGAGGTTGATGCTGTCCTTGGCTGTAAGGTTGTAGCCAGTGATGTCATCGAGCCATGTCATCAGAGCACCGCCTTCTCGGGAAACATCTATGACTATGGCCGACTGCCGCGATGTATCGGTCGGGTTTCCAAGTTGAACTACGTTATCTCCGGCATGCGGCTCGTCGCTATTGGTGGCCGCATCGGTCTTGGAAAGGTCGATATAGTTGATACCTATGCCGACAACCTTGCGCCAGTAGAAGACGTTCTCCAGCGTCGATTCGTCGATGTCGCCGATCATCTGGGAATAGGCTTGATCGCCGACCACAAACTCATTCGTCTGCTTTCCGTCGGTCTGCTCCAGATAGCATCGCCATGCCTCTCCGATGTCCTCAACTTCCGAAATAGTTCCGGAGGCACTGGTCAACACCTGCTTGCCGCCTATCGCTGTTATCTGATTGATAACGATTTCGTTCACGTTCATCTTGCGACGAACGAAGAGGTGATCTACCTCGAATACAGAGCTACCGTCCGGGTTCTTGTACATCCCCCACCCAGAGCCCCCGAAGCCTCCTTGCCGGAAGTTGTCGCTCATGGTCGTGTCGGCGAATGTAACCTCGGCCGTAAAGTGCGTCGGAGAGTACGAGCGGGCCGCAATTCCATCCTTGCGCAGAAACAGCGTTTCGAACGTTTTGGCGGCCTCAGCAACGATTTGGGAGGATGACATGATGTTGGAGCTAAGGCGCCGAATTTCGCCTTGTATGGCCGACGTAGAGGTCTTACTCGCTACCATCTCCTCCGACACCGTGATAGTCCATTCGGGGAGGAGTTTGCCCTCCTTATAGGCAATGGTCAGGTTATTGATATACAGCACCAGATCGGTCTCGCCGATAAGTTGGTTGTTGTGTAATCGTATCTTCGTTCCCGGCCGGAGCTTCTCGCGCTCTTCAAAACTTTCGCAGAATATCGCGCTCGGCTTGGCGGAGAAGGTTGGATTCTCGTCATCGACGCGATCCAGTTCCACTTCGAGGTAGTCCTGCAACTTATCCTCGGCCCACAACACATACTGATGGGGCATTTCGATGTTGATAAGGAAGAAGTGGTCTCCCGGCTTAGCGTTCTGCTTTGTGTTGGGGAGCATGAGGCCGGAGGCGCGAAGCTCGGCGTCCGATTTGATAAGCGACAGCCGATACTTGGATTTAACCGTAATAGTATTCCCCTCCTCGTCCACCGTTTCGATCTGCTTGGAGTCGTCCTCCCAGATACACCAGTAGTCGCCAGTTTCAGGGTCTTTGGCCTCTGGGTTGCCGAGCGTCGGGTCTTTGGCGATAACAAATTCGTAGTCCTCTCCGGCCAGCAACCCGTCGGAGAACATGACTGTAGCCTCGCGCTGACCGATCTTCGGCCACCACACGTCTACGATAGAGCCAGTCTCGCCCCAAATATCCTTAATCCAGATGTCGAATACTTGACGGTATGGGCCAATTCCCTCAGCCGGAGCTACACTGAACCTCCCGGTGGTAACAGCCATGTAATAGTGCTGATTTCCTCCGGGATTCTTGGTGCATTTAAACGATACGGCAGTTCGAACGTGGTATTTACCCATAGGCAACTGTACTTCGAACTTGCTTTTGCCTTCATTCTGCACTTCTCCTCTTGCGTCAGTATACTCCATGTCAGTCAGCGCATTCAGCGCTTTTGTGAATACAACCTGACCGGATTCAGAGAGGACGTACACATTGAGTTCGGCATAGTCCAAGTGATCGCTGTCGAACCATTTGGTATATCGTTCGACACCTCGGGGTATAGTGCTCGTCTCTTTTCCGTATATGCTGAATGTAAGGGTAGGAAGCGTTGCCTTAACTTCCATCTCTTCACTGGTTACGGACTGGGTGAATAGCTTGTCATACACTACTGGGCCCCGCCGCGTGTCCATTCCCGGAAAATCAACTTTTATTTCCGTAGATTTATAGGCAAATTCGCCTTCTTCTTCGGCTTCCGCGTAGTTATCATTCGTCACCTCCTCGACCGCAATCACCTCGTCGGCCCGGCCAAGTGTGCCAAGCCATACATTCTGGATCGAAGGGTAAATCTCCTCGTTGTCTTCGAGCACCCCGACCCGGACGCCCCACTTCTCCTGCATCGGAGAGTCGGCGTAGTCAGATGGGTACATCTGTCGCCCGGCCTTCATGTCGGAGTAGCCGAGCATGTAGTACGGGTTGTTGCCTTCGGCCGGGTCCTTTCCGGCCGTCGCATCGTTCCAGCCCCGAACGTAGTCGCGGTACGACTTCGGCATGAGGTTGGAGTAGTAGGAGAGCTCGGTGATCGCGTTTGCATCGGGGTCTCCGACGAATGCCCCAGCCGCACCCTTAAAGTAGCGGTAGGGGAGGTTGCGTGTCGATCCGCGGCCGATCAGCCGGGTATAGATGTCCGTCTGGTCGTTCACGCGCTGGATCGAAACCAGCCCGGTGCCGTCCGCGTTCGCTTCGTCCATCGGCACGTCGCCGTAGTCGAAGATGTGCTCGATCTCGGGCGCCGGGAAGCCGATCTTAATGCTGATCTGGCCGTTGTCTTCTTCGATACTCCATCGGACGCTGTATAGCTCGTATAGCTGGGTCAGCACATCCCAGATCGTCGTCTTGTCAACGCTCACGGTAGCCCGGAACGGATTTATCTCCATGTCGGGGTTCAGAATCACCTTCCAACGCGCTCCGTAGTAGTAGGCGAGGTTATCCCTCAGCCGACCAACAAACTCCGCCAAATCGGCTAAAAATGCGAATTTCATACCGATGGTCTGGAGTGTGCCGTCGGTGAGCTTGATTATGTTTGAGAACGGGTAGAACTTGAGGTCCTCCCGCTCCGAAACGAAGGTGAGCGCGTACTTGTACCGAAGCGACTTGAGGTCCTTGATACCCGGAGGCGCATAGCTTTTGAGGTGATATGTCTCGCCGTTGTATTGTACGGTCCAGTTCAGATTGAACCCCGGCTCCTCCTCGGGACCGAAGTAGACATCCATCGTGATGACCGACTCCCCCATGTCAACTTCGTTGACAGTGAAGTTGGTTATCTCGATCTCATTCGCCAAAAGATTAAAGGTGATGGCCTTGTTGTTGTAGAGCATCACCTTGTTATCGTAGACGAGCAGGGCGGGTACCAGCGACTTGATTACCATGCTATATGATTATTTTAGGGTTTCCTATCGCCGCCAGATCATACCCGCCGACCGAAGCATCCAGCGGCGGGAGGATGCCATTCGCTTCGGGAAGCTGGGGCGCCGAGTCGAGCCACTGGACAACGGAACCTTCTGCGGTAGGTATTAGGTTCTGCGGCAGGTACTCGGCGACGCAGCCGACAGGTTCGATGCTATTTACAATAAGCGTCAGGCGACGATCTGTTCCGGATGGTCCGCCATACAGAATAATTCTGTTTGGGTAATCAGCTGTATACGCGAGGTCTAACTCGTACGTCCCGTTTGCGCCTGGAATAGATGCCGAGTCTGTACCGGATATATTGATGAATGGGCTTCCGGCTTCATAGTCGGATACCGTGACCGATATGCGATACCAAGAACCGACGTTCAACGTTCTGGATATAAGAATCAATTTTCCATAAGTCCTGTCATCCGCCCCCGTCCATGTATATGAATTCTCGCCAACGATTTCGACCGGCGTTAGCTCCTTCATTGCATTAGGCAGCACATACCCCGCGGGATCACCGTCGTTGTAGTGCGCGGCTACTTCTTTCGCGGAAATAGCGTAGTTGTAGTGGCGGCAAAATACGATCGAGCCTTGGGGGATATATGTATTGCTGCCGGTCCTGAACATATCCGTGACCTTGTATCCCGTAACCGGAAATCGAGCCGCCTCCGCCCCATTCAAATAGCATATCGCCGTAGTGCCGTCGTAGGCAATATCAACAAGATAATTATTCCCCGGAACAACGACAGTCGATTTGTAAGCGCCCCCGCAATAGAAGCGAATTTCCGAAGATACAACAGAGATTTCCATCATGGACGAGCCGAACGCTGCTATAATCTGCATTTTGTCGCTGGGAACGTATGTGAAAAAACACTCAAGAGTTCGCGAGCCTTCGAATAGCAGTCCGGCGTCCAGTGATTGGAGATACCCCTTCGTGCAATTCACTCCCTTCGCCATGCGACGCAACATTTCCTCCTTTGGTTCAGGAAGGATAACGCCGTCGAAATAGTTATTTTTGCCGTATTTAGCCATAGTATTTATAATTAAAATTACACTTGTTGGGTTCGGCTACATAGAGCGTCAATTCGAAGATGAACGCGCCCTGCATGACCTGCACGATGGTCTCGGAGCCCGGCATCTTGGTCGGGTAGCCCACGATCTTCACGCCTTTGTAAAGGTTATAGATTGTGACCGGAAGAGCCTTCTTTACGTCGCCGTTATTGGTGGGCTCGAAAAAGGAGTTCCATAGCGAGCGGATAGCGCTGTTCATCGTTTCGAGTTCGCCGAAGTAGAGCAGTTTTACGGTGTACTCGAAAGCCTTGTCTACCGTGTATGGGTAAATCTTCACACCGTCTCGCTCCGGATAGTCCTCCTCTTCGTAGGAGCGTTTCTCGGGCGCAAGAATATCAGGGGATTCCATCAGGTGAAATCCCATCGTCTGCATATCTCGAACCTCTCCGTCAGCTACTTGGTAGCGGAGGCGGCAATCCCTTGTGGCTTCCATTTCTTGCGCTTGATTCGTATGTTGCCTTTGAATGCCGGGACGCGGTGTCCCCACTGGTAAACGGTTACGGGCTTTACGGACTTGTTGTTGATCCTCACCGGGGAGTCGTCGAAGATGTCGAGGATCAGTATTGCGTTCGGTGCTACCTCGAATTTAAGGTTGCTCCCGTATGCAACATAGGCATGCACCACGGCCCACTCCTTAACCCGAACCGTCCCTTCGCAAAGCCAAAAAACATCGACTCCTTGAACGGCTTCGGTATCTACCGTCTGCTGGACGAAGATACCAGCCGCATTTAAGTCTTTCTTATCCCAGCACGCGCGAATCAACTCAACCGAAGGAAACCCGGAAAAAGTGCACTCCTGAATCATGGTTTTGAAGTGATCGAAGAGCGCAGGGGTATCTTCCGTGAGCATCTGCTTGAAATGATCCTCACATATCCCGGCCGCATGAGCCTCCCGCGTCAGTGCTTTGATGATGTCCATAACCGCTCCAAATATACGCAAAAAAAAAGCGTAAACCAAATCACGGGTAGCTCAGGTGAAATCTTTCCCGGCTGGAAACGGATTGTAAGTTCGTGGAGTATCGCCGTAGGACCATCCGGAACGCCAGGAATTATTAATTTCAATCAGGAGATACCTACCAGTTCAAGAATTCTCATCGAAGCAGTCATTCAATCCTCTCCTGCTACAACGGCCGTGATTAAGTTTCCGGTGCCGCTTACTGTCGCGGCCATTAATGGAGCCGGGCAAGGAGTATTGTTTGATATTTTATCGATGTATCTGGGTACTAACAATACTCCGGGCTCTATCAAACTTATCTGTTCGTCGGTTATCACCGGAGCCAGCGGCGTTCAAGGCATGAACGTTGTTGTGCAATCGAATAACTTATCTGACGTATCGGATATTATCCAAATAAAAGGGATATATTTCAAGGCTTGAATATAATAAAAGCCCCTCTAAATGAGGGGCTTTTCCATTTACAGCGCCTTGGATAGCCTGTATATACCTACGACATGGAAAGCCTCAATGACTGTATCAACTTCTCCTGTCGCTTCCATGGTGAGTACGCTTCCCGAAGCCGACAACATCAGATTAAAGTTAACTAACCCCGTAACGCCTCCTAAGGTATTGTAATTAAGCGCTTCTATGGTTAGGTCTTCGGTGCCGCTGGTGCTGACCCAAATTATGCTCCGTCCTTGTTTGCTTCCGATCATGGTATGATCGCTCGATATAAAGTTATAAACAATCATAAGGCGGTCACCGTCACTCACCTCTCCGCCTAAATTGAATGTTTCGGGTGCTGCATTAGTTAACGCAATATCGCCACTGAAAAGTTGCTCGACTCCGTCTCCACCGCCTCCCAGTTTTGTCCATTGAACAGTAGTTCCGTTCGTCGAGCCAGAGAAAGTACGGCTACCATCAGTTGTTTGGAGTAGATAGGTGTACGAATTTTTCAAAGTGTTCTTGATACAATGCCCGTAAAAGGCCGTACCAGTAACGCCCGAGGGTAGTCCAATGGCGTTGGCGAAAGCATATACGATCAAGCCTTGACCTGCGCTCAAGTTTTGTATGACTGCATTCGTTGGGGCTACGAAGTTAGTCACCATCACTTTTTGCGCCGCTTGACCTACCAAGGCGATGCTTACTCCCATCATATCCACGGCCCCGGTTGTTGCGTCAACAGCGATGCGTCGCAGTGTACCGCCTAACGTTGCGCCAGTATCTACCGAAGGACAGACGAAGACATATTGATCAGTTTTATCGTCGTCTTGAGATCGGATAAAGTCTAACTGACTGTAGTCTGCCTGATAGGGGGTACTGAATACCAAGCGGAAAATATCGGCAACCTTAACGAATTTCAAATCGTCAGTAGGCACACCCTCGCTTTCGCCGTATGTGAATTCGTATACTGAGGCTTCGATTCCCGTGGGAGTGCCAAGAATACTCCAGTTAGTAGCGTAAATGCTCGTAGACTGGTAAGTATACAGATACGAACGTTTATAAGTATTAGTTGAAGTAGAGGTACCAACGTATTTAATCGACAAAGCAGAAATTTTTACAGCATAGCCTACCAAAGCCGAGCCAGGTCCGTTAGCGGCGTCAACGGCGCTCGTAAACGTGAACATCTCACCAACGGCAATATCGCCCATCGCACCATTGCTGAAAGTGTTACTCTTAAAATCAGTAACCGTCAGATATTTCATGGCGCTGCCGCCGCTTCCGGCCCACTCCATCGTTACACCCAGACCACCCCAGTCGCCAGAAGCGGTCGAGTGCAGTTTCGTGATGATTGCTTCGTCGGTCAGAGTCTGGAGTGTAGGCCACGCCATAGCGACACTGGACGAAGGAATGACGCGGATGTAGTCGTTGGTCAGGTGGAAAATCTGAAGACCGTTCGTACCCTGCGTTTCGGCATTCGCTCCCTGAACGATATTGACGATGAAGGCCAGCTCCGGTTTTCCGGATGCTCCCGTAGCAGGATTGCCTGACACGATACGAAGACGGCCGATATTAGCCGCGGCCGTCAGCATCTTAAGCATACCTTGGATTGTGCCCTTGTTATCGACGAACTTGAGACGGCTGTTTGTGGGAAGATCGCCCATGTTTGGGTTCTGGGCGGCGGCGGCGAAGGGAGTCTTTGTTCCGCCAGTTTTGACCGCGGCGATCCAGTTCGCATCCGTCACGGAATCCGGGCTTGCCTGCGTCCACTGCGAACGGGTGTAGATGGCCGCTTCGTTCACGTTGATGACGAATCCGCTGGCCGAGGTTCCGTTCCAGCAAACCATTCCGGTCTGGTCGGCGCCGTCGCTAACGATCTTGACCTTACCGGAGCCCACCATCGCGTACAACGACTGAATGGCCGCCAACAACGTAGAGTTAGCGGTGATCGCAGGTTTTCCTGCGGTAAGTGCGGTGAACCCCTTGAGGATTACATCCTTGGGATCAAGGTTGGAAACCGCGTCTTTCGCGGCCTGCGTTGCCTCAGCAATAAAGAGGCTGGCGGCGACACGATACGGCTCACCCGTATCTCCGGTGTCGCAAAGGACGTGCATCCCTTCGAGAGTCTCGGAGATGGGAACGTTCAAAATGTTTTCTTCTCTTGCGGCCATATTGTTTAAACGTTTGTTTGCTCTGCGGGCATGAGCGGTTTGTACTCCGGGAGGATGTCTTGGATCAGCATAGCTTTGCGCTCCATTTCTCCCTTGATATTGGCGAGAATAGCAGGATCGGTCACGGGATCGAAGAACTCCGCGTACAGCGTTCCAATCCAGCCTCCGTCGGCATCGGTGAGGCGACGGAAGAAGAGACTCCGAACTCCCCGGCGGTGTGCTTCCGCGTAAACCTTCTTGTCCTTGATATTCTCGATGTCTGTGTATATCATCCAGTCCTCGGCACTGAGCCGGGAAACAAAGTTGCTCCACTCGGCCATGCGCTTGAACTGAAACTCACTCTTACATGACTGTATGCCGCTGTCGGGCTCTACGATCTCGAACGAACATGAGAAGTACTGTTTGTGGCTCAGCGGGTGCGGCTGTAAAATTCCGACCCGCTGTGCGCTCATTTGAAACATGCTCTTCCATAGATAACCGTAGATGCTGGAATACACGGTGCTCAACCGAGCCTTCATATATCCCTGCCTCTCGTCGGTTTCACGCCGAAGGCGTTCCAGTTCGATGTCATAGCGCTTCTCGGCGCGTTTCACTTTGGAGTTCACGATAGGAAGGATGATCCCCGAGAACCCGGCGAGTGCCGTCAGGAAGACAGCGATCCCCTCCCAATTAATCTCCATTGAATACTATTTTTGCCCCGTCATAGATGGGGAGTTTTCCGTTGTAAACGAGAACAATGCCGTTGTAACGATCCTGCATCACCGTGAGCGATTCGTAGAAGCCGTCCTCGTTATAGAAGCGTATCTCTCCGGATCGGTCCTGCTTAGTGAGGTTTTCAGACACGGAAATTCCAACGGACTGAGTACCGCCACCCCCACTGCTGGGGGTGACAGTAACCCAATCCGGCTTGGAATTTACGCTCCACGCTACACGACTTGTAAGCTGGATCGTTGCCATACGCTACGCGGCCTTCACGGTTCCGTCGGCGTTGAATGCCAGCGTGCTCGGGCTGAGCGACAGCGACGATTCAGCCGAATCCTGCGAAATAGCGATGGTCTTGGAAACGCCACCTTTCGTAGTGACCGTTACCGTTGCGGTACGAGCGTTAGCGCGGGGGTTGACATCGACAGTGATGTTGATTTCGCCGTTGCCATCACCCGACATCTTGTCGGAGTGAACCCACGTTACCTCACTGGGAATGGAGACGGTCCACGAGTCGTTGGCGGTTACTGTTACTCTTGCCATTGTTCAGACTGTTTTTGATTTGACCTTCTGCGGTAAAATGCAGGACACTCGGACTTAGAGTTATCTCCTCCGGCTCAGGAGGAGTGGGCTCGACCTTCTTGACGGGCCAACTCCACATTCGCTGGAAGTAGAATGATCTATGTATTTGTGCCATAACAACTTACCTTATCGCTACAAATTTAATAAAAATACCCCCCCC